ATAATACAATTTCGCAACAGCAACAGTAATCTCAACAATTTCATCAGGTGCTCTTGTCGTATCATCACCCGAGTTGTAATTGTCCCAGGGATCATATTTCTTAGAAGTCCAGGAGTTCACGAAATTACTTGCCCTTACAACCGACTTGTTTAATTCTTGGTTGTTGTTTTCTGCATCATTGGGCAATTCACTTTCTAACAGCGATACCGGTATTATTGACATATTATTTCCTATAAAAAATAAGCTCCAAGATTTTTAAACCTTGGAGCTTTTTAAGTTACCAAACCTATGTTTTAGCCAAATATTATGAAACTACTCTACGCCTTTGAGGGTAGATCCTTGCTGAATAAGTTACACTGTCAGTACTACCCAGTATTTTTGCATTTATTCTTATTGCGTTATCTCTTGGATTGTAAACGGTAATAGGAAAAGTGCCGACACCTGTCGTGCCAATAGCAATCCCTGTTCCTGTAGCATCACCAACCGGAAGAGCTGCAATTTGCTCATAAGTTGAAGTCGCTGCTTTAGTATTTACTTCAATCCAAAAAACCACAGCATCAAAACCAGATTCCTGATGAATTGCCGTGATGTCAAGATCGATAGTATAATTACCTTTTCCTACCTCAACACCAGTTGATGGAGTGCTTGTTGTTATTGTAGTTGACGCCTGTAATACTGTTCCATCCATTCCATAAAACGGGATTGTCGAATCATTAGCTGGAATAAAAGTCATATATATCTCCTTTACCAGGCAACTATTGCCTGACCGTTTTTGTCAATTGTTTTTTTGCCATTATTATTTTTCATGCTACTGACAGACCCAGATTGAAGAAATCCTTCCTCAATTTTAGGCTTGTAAAAACCGTTAAAATTTCGATCAACAGCTACTTTGGCATCGGTTTTTTCCTCAACCTTTTTAGTTGGCATTAATAACAATTTGTTCAATTTGCTATTTACTTCATCTATGCCATTCATCAAAGAGTCATATTGATCTTTGCTCATGAAAAAATTCCTTCTCTGTCTTTTAGGAGCTTCTGTTTCAACGGTTTTTTTTTCTAGCATAAATTTTCCTCTACTATTTAATTATTTAAGACTGAGAATTTGCCACATACTGGAGCATCGTAATGCTCTTTGGTGCTTGTGGTGCAGTTCCCACTAAATGCTCAATATCCCATTCTTTTACAGCACTTGTCCCCTCAAGGTCATGAGTTTCTACAGGCTTTACCTGAAAACCTGTAAAGTTTTCGTCAGCACCATAAGTAACTAGATAAGCTGTGCAAATATCTGAAGTTGTGCTCAAGATATCATTGCCTTTACCGTCAATAAGTGGGACAATAGGAATGCCATCATAGGCACCTGCAAAAGTACCAAATTCCTCTGGCCTATAGTTTATGTTGTAAGCCGAATATGCATTGGTTGAACCAGTACCACGGGACATTTTCTTTACTCGTAAACCAACTTTACGCGTACAATAAAAATAGGTGCTTATCCCTACATTATGTATGCTAATCGCTTCGTCTAATTTGTCTTCTGTGAGCGCTGAACCAGTTGACGGAGTGCCAAGATAAATGATTTGAGGTTTATAGACATCTTCAGTATTAATATAATTTTTAATACCCCGGAGATATCTTCCACCAGTGCCTTCAAACACATCCTTAGTAAACTGTCTTGCTTTTGCCTGTACTTGTTTTCTTTGCTGTCTTATAAGCTCGCCAGGATTGACCGCTGCAGCCGCACGGTCGAAAGCGATTTTCCCACCATAAACTTTATAGTTTACCGCAAAAGGTTGTAAGCTTGACTTGGTTGCTGTAAACTCACCATTTAGCACACGAGTCGCATCGTCTGAGCTGTCTTCGTATGGAAGATCGTGGTCAACGTCATATTCAAAAATACCCCTTGGTGTCGGAACCATTGGCAACATCATTGTTACATGGGTAGTTTGTGCATAGGTATTAATTACTGTCCGCTCTTTTCCTTCGGGCAATGTCTTCACAAAATCGCTTAAAGTCATATTAGACATATATCTCTCCTAAATTATTTCGGTTTAAAGTCCCTTTCCCAGTCGTTCAACTCCGCGCTTTTCGCAGCTTGAGCAGTTTCGAAATTGTCTCGCCTAGGAGGAACATTTCTATTGTCATGATTTTGTCCTGGGCCAGCATTTCCACTGGAAGAAATAAAAAACAAATGTTCTTTCTTTTCTGCGAAATTCTTTACCATACTGCTAAGATCGGAAGTTACGTTTTCGTGTTTATCATTTTTAGTATAATACTTTTCAACATAATTTCCACTCTCGTCAGTTTCTAAAACGGCACTTTTTTCCGCAAAAATCTTAAGCCCTGCCGAAACATTTCTTTCCTCGATAATTCCATGTTTAGCAAGTTCATTCGAGATTGACGTTTTCTGCGCTTGCACTTTTGCATCTTTAGAAGATTTCTTACTTAGTTCTTCGGCTTCAACCCTCTGGGCTTTTTCCGATGCGACTGTTTCCGTTAATGTTTTAACTTCTTCCAAGACCTTGTTAAAATCAGCTTGTGTTTTTTCGACAATTTTTAACTTTTGCAATTCTTCTGGAGACAACGTACTATCTTCCAAGGTTTTAATTTTTTTGTCTTTGTCCTTTATAGCCGTTTCGTTTTCGGCAGACTTTGACTTATAAACTTTTTCCTTTTCCTGCCACTCGGTCCTTTGAGTAACGAGGTCATCATTTGCCTTTTGCACTTTATCTTTAGCCTCTGCCTTGTCAGCAATTGCCTCAACATCAGTCAAAATACTCTTGTCTTCTAAACCTTTTAAAGCGTCTTTAATTTTTTTACCAAGCGACATTTACAATCTCCTACCTATTAAGTTCCTTTGTAATAGAGTTGCTCATTCCTTCGAGCTGTATAAAAAAAAAGACCCATTAAAAACGTTGCTCATTCCTTTGAGAAACATTCTTAATAGGTCTTTGTTATCAGATACTATTTATTTATTTTAATCTAACTTTATATCTTTTTTTCTATTTTCCTCTTCCACCATTGGCTCACCGTCTTTCCAATGGACCATATAACTTCCAGTGAATCTTTTGTGAACCAAGTCAATGTTTTTATTGTTGATGTATTCAACTTTTTCTATCTTCTCGTTAACTGTTGCCATTTAAGTTATAATACTTATAAATTAAGTGAATGTCAATATTTATTTTACATCTTTCAAAATTCTTTCTCTTTGGCCCATTATTCCAAATGGTTTTCCAAATCTTCCTTTAGGGAATTTTTCTTTTGATTCTTCTTTAGTTTTTTCTTTTTTAGGTTCTTCTTTTGTCTCATTCATTTTTTAGTCCTTTGTGGAGGTTTATTCTTTTTCGCATTTAATTGCCTTGCTTCAGATGCGGTTGTTAATACTTGGTTTTTTGGATCCCAATCAAATACTTTTATCGTTGGAAATAAATCTTCGGAAATAGCTAAAGGTATAATCTGACATTTGCAAGCCCTACCACATATAGTCCTACCAGCTCCAGGAAAACCAAGGCGTTGCCATTCTTTCAACAACATTACTTTCCCTGCCCTTGCTTCACAATCTGGACACGGCTTAACTGATATAGTTAACCATTGCCATTTTTCATTAGGCTTTGCCTGTTTCTCGTATTGAAATATCTCAGATGCAGACTTCTCTCTACGAACAGCCTCGACATTTATCTGTTTAATTCTTTTTGCGAATCCTTGGACAATACCCGTTCTGTCTTTCCCTGCAATGAGAATTTGTTTTAGAGCTTCCTTATCGGTTAACCCAGCAAGTTTAGACTCTGCTTTGAATATGGCAATGTCTGATGATAATATGCCCTGTTCTTTTCTGAGTTCCATTAAGGATAGTTTCAGACGTGCTTTAGATGCACTATTGCTTTCTAAGGTTATCTTCCTTAGCTGACTTTGTGAGATGTCCCTTGCCTCAGAAGCGTCCAAATACCTATCAAGTTGCTTTCCTGCTAATATTCTGCCTTTAACATTTGCACTTTCCAAATATTTCTTTAACACAGTTTCAAGAGAAGCGATCATGTCTTTCAGTTTTTGAGGGTCAGTATATAGTGCAGATTTCACTGCGTAAAAATCTGTCAATTTCTGTACAGGATTTCTACCGTCAATTGCTTTCATGTTAGATTCTATATTAGAAAGTTCAATTAGTTCTTCTTGTAAAATCTGTATTGATTGGAATTCTTTTTTATCTATTGGCATTTATTCGGGTTGCTCCATGTGCAAATCTATTTTTACTATTTCTAATGCTCCAATTACCTCGGCCATAGTTATGCCTGAACTTCTAAATTTATCAATTATTAAATTAACTTCATCTTGAAATTGTTGCACTAATGGTTTACCTGTCATTACCATCTCCTTTTTGTTTATTGCATTTTCAAGCATATTTCTATTAGATGAAATTATCGTCCACGCATTATGGCACTCGACTTCTTTCCCAGTTCCCCAAATGTGCAAACTGTATTCATTAGGTGTGGTTGTGGTTGACTGTTGTTCAACCTCTTTTATTTCACACTTAACCTTCATAGACATGGCTTTACCCCTCCCCAACAGAGAGCTCAACTATCCGTTCAAACATTTCGTTAGAACACCAACCGGCCGTCAAGTTGTCGTGTCTAATTTCTACGATTTGCCTGCCTGTTGCTATATGAGTTCTACTGCCCAAAAACGGGTTTCGTATTGGGTGTTCTTCGTTATATTTATTAATACCTTTTGCGATATATTCCTCTGTTAATAGCTTGTCACACATGCGGTTTACCCCTCCCCAATAAAATTTTTGCTTCTATGCTGTGTCATATCTCTATCCCCTAAACTGCTTCTATCACCAATATGCTGAACCAGACTTTTCCCAACAATGGCATTGTCCCACCCTATAGAATGCGCTCTTGTGCACAACTTGATATCTACGAGGTTTCTTATTTTGTGCTTTTCGAATTCAGTTCTTGGCATAAGTTGACTCATGTCATCACTTATATTAAAATTTAATAGGTAATCTTTCCAAAACTTTCTTTTAATAATCCACACAAC